GCCGAGAACGGGCCGCGACCGGAGTCGGCCAAGGCTGACTTCGCGCTCAAGGTCCAGGTCCGCGAGCTGTTCGCCCAGCTGGAGGCGCTGGGCGACGGCGTGATCCCCTGCATCGAGATTCAGCGCGGTCTGCCGTTCCGGATGACCGTCGAGGAGGTGTGCGCCTGAGACGACGGGGTTGGGCTCCCCAGCAGCACGTGTGACTGAAACGAATCCAAGTACCTGACAACTAACCGGCCACGAAGTGGAGGCGTTGTGGGTGCCGCAGAAGCGGCAATCCTGCAACGCCTCCACTGCATGTGGTCGCCGCTTCGACTGGCACCCACGCGACGCCTCCCGGCCAACGGAAGGCTCAAATGGAAACCAATGCGAAGCGTTGTGAACTGACCGATTACGCACTCGAACTCGTCCATCACAAGGCGTGGCAACTCGTCGGCAAGGCGGGCTACACGCAGGACGACGTGGATGACATCAAGCAGGACCTGATCGTGGACCTGCTGGAACGCTTGCCCCAGTTCGATCCGGCCAAGGCGACCTACAACACGTTCGTCGCCCGCCTGGTCGAGCGGAAGATCTCCAACCTGCTCCGCGACCGTCAGGCGGAGATGCGTGACCATCGGCGCGAGGTCTGCTCGCTCAACGAGGAGATCGATGCCGGCGAAGTCGAGCCGGTGCAGCGTCTGACCACCATCAGCCAGGACGATCAGGACATCCGCACGGGCAAGTGTGCGCGCCCCGCCGAGGAGCGTGCCCATCTCCAGCTCGACATGGAATCGGTGCTCGATGGTCTGACGCCCGAATTGCGGCAGGTCGCCGAGATGTTGCAGACCAAATCCGTCTCCCAGGTCGCCCGCGAGCTGGGTATCCCGCGTCGCACCTTCCGCGAGAAACACCTGACGCAACTGCGTGAGATTTTCGCGGGCAAGGGCATGGACGACTACCTGCGGTAATCGCGTTCTCCGCCAGTTCGCCCCTGCGCCGGGTAAGTAACAGAAGGCGGCCAGGGGCGAGCTGGTCCGGAGAAGACTGGAGACACCAACGTGAGCGAACACATGGACGTGAACATCGACCTGAGCATCCTGGAAGTCGAACCCGCCGGTGAATACCACGCCAAGGCGGACCGCTTCCTCAGCAGTCACCAACTGCTGGACTTCATCAAGTGCCCCTGGCTGCACCGCAAGAAGAGCATCGGGCTGGTCGAGGACAGCGACTCGGCCAGCTATTTGATCGGCCGTGCCGCCCACGTCCGCATTCTCGAAGGCCGCGAGGCGTATGAGACAGCGTTCGCCCTGGGCGGGCCGGTGAATCCCAAGACCGGCAAGCCGTTCGGCGCTGGCACGAAGGCGTTTGCCGAGTGGGCCGAAGCTCAAGGCAAGCCGGTGCTCTCTCACGAACAAGTCGAGCTCGTGGAGCAGATGGCCGCCGGGGTGGCCATGAACAATCAGGCTGTGGACCTGCTGCTCTATGGCCGATCCGAGGGTGTGGTGCGGGCCGAGTACTGCGGCACGCCGTGTCAGATTCGCATCGACTGGGTGCATCCGCACCGGGGCATCGTCGACTTCAAGACCTGTGATGACCTCACGTGGTTCGAGGCCGACGCTCGGCGCTACGGATATCACCGGCAGATGGCGTTCTACCGGGCCGTCCTGGCCCAGGTGATCGGCGGCCAGATGGTCCCGGTTCACCTGATTGCCGTCGAGAAGAAGGAACCGTTCCGCTGCGGGATATGGCGGGTCAGCGATGACACGCTGGCCATCGCGCAGCGCGAGAACGAGGCCGCGATCCGCCGGTTGCTGGTCTGCCGCCAGGAGGATCAGTGGCCCACGGGCTACGAGGAGATTCGCGTGCTGGACGTGGCATGAGCATGTCTTCGCGCCCGAGCGGCTTGTGGCGAGTCCCATCAAGCGGCGGCCACCCCTCGGGCGCTTCCGGCAGGACCGGGTTTGCCCGAGGCCTCATAAGTCCCGGGACGCGGGTTCGACTCCCGCACCTGCCATTGGTTTTCACACGCTGGCCAGCGTGACGAGATGTGCGACCCACGAACCTTCAATCAGGAGCATTGACATGATCCGCAACTATCGCAAATGCGATCCGCCGACCTCGGCGCTGGCCGGGCGGCATGCGCAGACTTGCGGCTGCGCCAAGCGCCACCGCGATCTGTGCCTGGCGGTTGTGAAACGCCAGCCAGGCCTGACAGCCCGCGAGATCGAGGCCCGAATCGGCATCAAGGCCCACAAGCGCCTGCCCGAACTGCGGGCCGACAAGCTGGTCCGTAACGGCCCGTGCCGCGCCTGCACCGTCTCTGGCCGCCGAGCCATGACCTGGCTTCCGCCCCAGTACCTCAACTAAGCCACGGAGGAACACGCATGACCATGATCGAGCAGATTCATCGTGGGCGCAGGCACTCCCCGCCGCGTCTGCTGATCTACGGAACCGAGGGCATCGGCAAATCGACCACTGCCGCCCAGGCACCCAACCCGATCTTCATTCCCACCGAAGACGGTCTGGACCAGATCGACTGCTGCAGCTTCCCGCTGGCCAAGAGTCTTACCGATGTGGAAGCGGCGCTGCGGGCGCTGATCACTGAGCAGCACGACTTCGAGACGGTCGTCATCGATTCGGCCGACTGGCTGGAGCGCCTGGTGTGGGATGCGCTCTGTGAGCAGTATGGCGCAAGCAGCATCGAGAAGGTCGATGGCGGCTATGCCCGCGGCTACATCCACGCCCTGACCCACTGGCGTCGTTTGCTGGCGGACCTCAGCACGCTTCGCAACCAGCGCTGCATGTGCGTGATCCTCCTGGCCCACGCGAAGGTCGAGAAGTTCGAGGACCCGGAGCACGCCGCCTACGACCGCTATTCCCCGCGCCTGCACAAGCACGTGACAGCGCTGCTGACCGAGTGGTCCGACGCGGTGCTGTTTGCCACGCGGAAGATCATCACCAAGACCGAGGACGGCGGCTTTGGCCGCGAGCGGACCATCGCCGCCGGCCTGGGCAAGGATGGGGGCGAACGCATCCTCCGTACCGTCGGCAGCCCCGCGTGCGTGGCCAAGAACCGCTACGGCCTGCCGGCCGAGCTTCCCCTCTCGTGGCCCGCCCTGATGCAGGCCCTCACCCAGCAACCGCAACCCCCCGGAATCGCCGCCAAGCCGCACCTGCGTCTGGTCGGCGCTGACTCGAACTCTGACAACAGCAAGGAGAACTGAACATGGCGAACCTGAACGGATTCAACGCGACCGAAGTCGAACCGACCAGCAGTTTCGAGCCGATCCCGGCGGGCAAGTACCAGGCCGCGATCACCGAAAGCGAGATGAAGCCCACGAAGAACGGCAGCGGCAGCTACCTGCAGATGACGTTCACGATCATCGAGGGCGAGTTCAAGAACCGCGTCCTCTGGGCAAGGCTGAACCTCAACAACCCCAACGCCACGGCGGTGAAGATCGCCAGGTCCAAGCTCTCGGCCATCTGCCACGCCGTGGGTGTCATGCAGCCGCGCGACAGCGTCGAGCTGCACAACCTGCCGCTGGTGATCACCGTCAAGCTCAAGAAGCGCGAGGACACCGGCGAGCTCACCAACGAGATCAAGGGGTACGAACCCAAAGCCGCCAGCACTGGCCAGCCGCAGCAGGCCCCGGTGACCAGCAACACCCCGCCGTGGAAGCGATAAGGAGGTCGCCGTGGTGATGACGCTTCCGTACCCACCCAGCGTAAACCATTACTGGCGTCGGGTCGGGCCGCGCACCTTGATCAGCCGGGAGGGCCGGACGTTCCGCACGAATGTCTGCGCCCTCCTGGCCCGGGGCGGCGGCAACGGCCCCCGCAAGCCGCCCTCGGGTGGGCGCATCGCGCTGGCGATGGACGCCTTCCCGCCCGATCGGCGACGGCGCGACTTGGACAACCTGCAAAAGCCCGTGCTCGACGCACTCGAACACGCGGGCGTCTACGAGGACGACAGCCAGATCGACCTACTGATCACGCGTCGGCGCGAGGTGGTGCCCGAAGGCCGGCTGCTGGTGGATGTCGTGGATCTGCCCCTGCGGCGGTGTCCGGTCTGCGGCGGCGAAATGCACTCCTTCAATCCGGAACTGAACTAAAACATGCAGAAGCTCTTTCCCACGCTGCTGATCATCCTCGACGTCTGCGCCGCAGCGGCCTACATGCCCACCGGCGACTGGCGCAAGGTCGTCTACTGGCTGGCGGCGGCAACACTGACGGCGGTGATCACATGGTGATGCAGCTTCGGCCGTACCAGACCGAGGCGGTCGCCGCCGTCTACGACCACCTGCGCCGTCGGGACGATCACCCCTGCGTGGTCATCCCGACGGCCGGGGGCAAGACACCGGTCATGGCGACGATCTGCCGCGACGCCGTGCAGCAGTGGAACGGGCGTGTCTTGATCCTCGCGCACGTCAAGGAATTGCTGGAGCAGGCCGCCGACAAGCTGCATGCGATGGCCCCGGACCTGTGGAACCGCATCGGGGTCTACTCGGCGGGCCTCAAGAGCCGCGACACCGAACACCCGATCATCGTGGCCGGGATTCAGAGCGTGTACCGCCGCGCCGCCGAACTGGATCGGTTCGATCTGATCCTGATCGACGAGGCGCACATGCTGCCGCCGGACGGCGAGGGCATGTACCGCACGTTCCTCTCCGAGGCGCGCATCGTGAATCCCAACATGCGTCTGGTGGGGCTGACGGCCACACCGTACCGGATGACCACGGGGATGATCTGTGGCCCGGAAAACCTGCTCAACCACGTCTGCTTCGAGGTCGGCGTGCGCGAGTTGATCGTGCAGGGCTACCTTTGCCCGCTGAAGACCAAGGCCGGTCGGCGCAAGGTGGACAC